TCAGATCGCACGCCCCCATCGAACGTGTCGCTCTTGCAGGAGCTTTTCGATATGAGCGAACAACATCAGGTCAGTCATCCCTTTTCCGGCGTAGTGGTCGCGGATTACGGGCCAGCAATCCCACTCCTTCAGGACCCGGAACGCCTTTTTTGCAGGCACACGCTCTCGAGCTAGCAGACTGATGAAGTTGCCCAGGAACAGCTCGACGTTCTTACCGGTGAAACCACGACTGGTCTTGTATGAGCGCTGGTAACAGGTTTCATCAGCCAGAGAATCGACAGGCAGATCAACACAAACGTCATCGCGAATGAGCGTCCAAAGAGGGTCGAAGTAACCGGGACGGGAGAGCAGCTTGAACTGACGAAGGCCATAGCGCCAAAGCCCATCAAGATGCGGCGCAAAGGCTGAAAACGAGTCGGTGTCAATGATCTGGCCTGTATTAACGTCGACGGAACCACTCGCGAATTGCTGGACAACGGAGTGGTGATAACGCAGCTCGACACGCCAGACGTCAGCATCAGGATCGTAGTTGTCAGGATCAGCAAGATCGAACGAGTCATTGCGACGCCAGACGCGCTCCCAATAATCGAGCTTGTCAGTCGCACGGGCCTGAAGAGTCTTGTTGTAAATGGCGAGCTGGACACCCCCAGCGGAGCCAAACAGGAACGACTGGCCCTTGCCATAGGTAGCCGATTCCATGGACCACTTGATTTCCTTGATACCGGAAATGTCACGAGTGGCACGTGCACGACAATGCATGCGAGCCACAAGATCATCCGAAGGCGCCCACCCCTGAAGATCAAGCGCCAAGTGAACAGCGCATTGGTTGCGCTCCCGATTGGTCAGCACAGCAGCCGCGTAGTAATCCATGCGCTCTTGCAGGCGTTCAGGCGACAACGCATCAACAGCGTGCGGCGAGACTTCGATTTTCAGGTGCGGACCAATGCTCTCAAGCGTCGCGTTGAAGTTTTTCACCAACAAGATGATGCCCAGATCGGCATTTTGCAGTTTGTACTGGTAACCGGAGTCCCGGCCTACCCGACCGGAATGCCAGATTTCACCGGCAAACTCGACCATTGCACCCGGCATTTCAAACAGGCCCATGATTTCAGGTCGAATCAGGCCACGGTACAACTGACGAACCGTGTCGACGCCACATCGAAGCAGGCGAACGCCCGAAAGATCGGTCAGAACATGAGTACCTTGATCAATGAAAAGACGCCCATGGCGATCCTCAACGGCGGTCTGAAGGTCGAGCCTTTTTTGATCTACTACCTTTGCCATTCTTTTGCCCTTACTGCGGAATACAGCGGTTCGTTAAATACGTTTATCTGACGTGCTACAGGGACGTCACCGGGGCGGGTTTTGCGCGCCGGCTCGTACCTCGCCCGGCGAGCAAAACCCCGCTCACAACATCACCACAGGAATTGCCCTTTCTGGTACGGAACGACCGTCAAACCGCCACCGCCCGAAGGCTGAGCAACTACCGGCTGCGGGGCTGGCTGAGAGGGTCGCGGGGTGCTTTGAGCGTCTTGGCGCTGGGAGCTTATGGAACGATCAGGGATAGTCGGATCAAAAAAGCCACGCTCAACAACCCGATTACAGAAGGCGAAGTCCGTTTCTATGCGAGTGCTTTGCTGCGTGTAGCACTGGCATACGGTAGGGACGCCATTCACCACCGCATGCGCCATACGCCCGAACTCACGTGCATAGGTGTCGGGATCAGTGCTGGACATGCAGTAGAGCCGAGGGAACGAGACAGGCCGCGTCAGTTCATCGTAGATAGGCGCAGACGCTGGAATCTGCGGCACCCGAGGCACCCGACGCCCTATATAGCCGGCGACTGTTTCGGGAGCGCTAGCCTGACCATCCACCGCGGGCCGGATAAACGCGCCCACCGTGTCGCGCACCTGATCGACCATGCTCCCCGCCGGCGCGCCACTGCTGGCCGGCGCGACCTTCTCGGCGTTGTAGCGCTCATATGCTCGGTAGACGAGGATGCCCGCACCCAGGATGACGCACAGCGCCAGGATGAACTTGGTCGGCACCTTGGTCTGGAAATGGTGCTTGGCATTAGTGCTGGTATAGGCGCCGAAGTAACGCTTATCCAGGCGAAGCGATTTCTTGTCGGCATCCTTAAAGCTGGTTTTCACCTCTACCTTTTCAACCACCACTTCAGACTCGAAGCGCAGCAGCTGGGCCGACTTGAACACCCGCCAGTAGTGAATGTGGCTATTGCACAGGCGGCGAAGGTGCACATCAAGATAGCGCGGATCTTGCGTGACCAGATGCACTTCGTGGCCTTGGTGACGCATGGTCTCGAAGCGGGTGATGTGCTCCGGTGGACGGGCGCGCGGGTCGCGTGCACCAAACCAACCTTGGGCTTCGTCGACGACGATGATCGAGTCGGCCGGCAGCTCGAACCACTTTTCCGGATCTTCAAACTCAAACCACTGCGCTTGCAACTGATCGGGCTTGAGGCCGTTGATGTTGTGGTAGTAGACCACCCGGCCTTCGCCATGGGCTTTCTGGTCCACTTCGCGGATGGTGTTCAGGGTCTTGCCGTGGCCGGGTTTACCAGTGCGGATAACGAGCATGACGCCTCCTTAGGCTTCGATGGAGGTGCCGCCCGGCTTATGCCAGACCTGATTACGTTTGCGGTCGGTGGCCTTGTCGATCCCGGCCAGGATGAAGCGCGTGGAGATCGCCGCGAAATACAGGTTCACCACCACATCGAACTTGGCGAGTCCGAGAATGCCTTGGATCACCGGCCCCACTTCACCCATCAGGCCGAACAGGTAGTCCTGGGCTTGGCCAATGATCAGGTTGAAGCCCATATAGGTGACGAAGCCGAAGCCGATCATTTTCAGCACCATTTTCACCAGCGGACCAAGGACGATGACGAGCATCTGAACAATGAACAGGAACTGCATTACTGACCTCCTACGGAGCGACCGACGTAGAGCGCGGCGAGAACGGTGGCCACCGCCACGAATAAACCGCTCAGATCACTAGCGGCGCGGCATAGCGGCTCATAGCTGATTTCAAAGGAACGCCCGCCCGCCATGGTCAAGCTGAACTTCTCGGCGGCGGGGCAAGTGGAAGGTAGAAAGCGCGTGCCCTGATTAACGAACGATGGAACGTCGATAACGCCGTTACCTTCATTCAGTTCAAACTTGTCACCGGTGACTGTCGCCTCGATTCCAGGCTTGTGTTTCTCGAAATCGGTCATCTCTTGCGCAAGGCAGAGCTGTTCTTTCTGCTGACGCAGGATTTCGCAGTCGATGGCATCGCCACTACACGAAAAGCCCGCATCGCAGGTGCCGACCGAGGCTTCACGTTCGGGCCCTTCTTCACCTTCATCCTCCCCACCATCCTTATCGCAGCCGGCCCCGGTGCATTCGTAGCTTGAGTCGCCCGGCTTACCTTCAGCATCCTCCTCGCTGGTAGTGGTTTCGGTTTTGCTGGTAGAGGTGCAGGGCTTCACGCCCTTGCAACTGGTCTTGTCAGTTGTGGTATCGGTTTTAGTGGTAGTCGAGCCGTCAGGATTGGGTTTCTTTTCAATGTCCTGCTTTACATCGGTTTTGCTGTAATCCGGTGGCGGGACGCCGGCTTTGCAACTATCACCGCTGCAATCAACCTTTCCAGGCTGCTTGCTTTCCTCAGTTGAATTACATGAACGCGTTTGAGTGCCGTCAGCGTGCGTTTCCCAATCACCGCACTTGCTGTCTTTGGCAAATGTCGGATCAGCTTTAGTTGGCGGCTTGCTTGGCGGCTGATCGAACGGACTACCCGGAGAAGGATTGCCAGAAGTGCAAGAACTACCATTGCCCTTATATTCAACGGTACAAAACACGTCAGTGAGATTGTCGCCATCAAGGAAGCGAGAGCAACCCTTAACAACATTAGTGCGCGCGTACTGACATTGACTCTCACAGATAGCAGATGGCGGCGCATCAGGTGGCCCGGGACGATCTATCGGGCCGCCGTTGTATTCATGATCAATTATTTGACCTTCAGTCGACGCGCATTTGTCTTCTTCAGGTGCGGTGCATTCGCCGGTTTCGGAGTTGTACTCGGTACCTTCCTGGCAGCTTGTACCGGCACGAATGGCGACACCCTCAGAAACAACAGACGTTGAGCCACCAACGGCGGTGCGATTGTAAAGGCAGTTGAAGTTAACGCCATTGGGTGACAGGCCGGAATATGAATAAGAATATGTGGCGCTATTATTCGGAACGTTAGACGAACAAGCTAAAACAGCGCTTGTATAATTACCGCCCTTAAGAGAATGACGCCAATAATAATCCTCAGCACTAACGAAGGAATGCCAAAACAGCAAAGCCGCAAAAACCGCAAAAATCCTTTTCATATTCACACCCGCCCAAAGAACACGAGATAAAACGCCAGCGTTGTGAGGATCAGGACGTACAGTTCGTAGCTCATTGGCGTTTCCCTTAAAGAGAAAACCCCGCCGGAGCGGGGTTTGTTTGCTTCGGCACATGCAGTGCGTGGTCCCAGTTACAGGGCGCGGCGCATGTACTTGAACGCCATGGCGGCGATGATCACGGCGAACACGGCCCAGCCGATGGTGCCGACGTCGGTGCCGGCCTCATCCAGTGCGCCAGTGGCTTCAGCCGGGACAGCAGCGTAGGCCTGTTGAACGGCCAGCAGGCCGGTTGCAGCAGCGGCGCCCAGGGAGCGACGCAGGGTCTTGATGTGTTTCATGGGGTGATACCTCACTGTTTCAGGACTTTTTTCAGGACCAGGAAGCCGAACACGGTGGCGAACAACACGATCGCTTCGCCCTGTAGCTCGGTGACCTGTTCCCAGGACAGTGCAGCGCCGTAGAGGCTCTGCATTTCCTCGACCGTGAGGGCCACCAGCGAGCCGGAGCAGATGGGCGAGCCATCAGCGCCTTGCAGCCAGTCACCGTCACAGGCGAGGAAATTCATGCACCGGCCTCGAGGAGGTCGGCGGCTTGTTCGAGCGGTTCGCAGTCGGGGCAGACGGCGAAATGGGGCGGCAGGTTGAGGTCCGGCAGCAGATCGCTCTGCGGGGCAGGCAGCGCCATGAGCTTGCCCATGTCGTTACCGCAGCAGTCGCAGATCACTCGGTCACTGATCAACATGGCCGCCCCTCCCCTTAGTTGGCCTTGGCCGGATCGCCGGCTTTGGCCTGGGGTTGAGCTGGGGTGCGCGGGGTTTCGGCAGCGGCGCGGGTCTGGACTGCTTCCAGTTGCAGGGCGAGGTTCTTGCCCTTGTTCTGGCCACCACGGGCGATCTCGAAGTGGATGCGCACCAGTTGCAGCGGCTCGAACTGGGCGCCGGCTGCGAAGATTTCATCGGCTACTTCGTCCGCTGCTGCCATGCCGATAATCGACAGGCCGTGTTCGGTCTTGCCGTCCGGCTCATCGCCGTAGAAGACCTTGATGTACTTCTGGCCCGCTTCACCGTCGAAGCGTTGGGTGCCGAGAAATGCAACTTCCATAGTCGAACGTGCCATTTGTTTTTCCTCTCTCTAGTTGCGCTTTATTGCGCGTCTTCGCTTTCTGCAGGCCAAGCGATCCCGAACCGGTGAACTCGCAAGTTCGCCGAGGTGATCTGTTACTTGGCCTACCGGTTAAAAGGTCGCGTTGTGCGTGTTCTCTAGTTGGTTAACACCAAGGGCTTTGCCCTTGGCATCCCACTCTCGCCGCCGAGGGCTCAGGAGCGCGGGGAGTAAAGCGTTCCCCGCCCTCCCGAGCGGAGGCTGTTTCTGTTCGTGCAAGGTCAAGGGTGCGCTCCGCCCGTGCTTCCGTTCGCCGGATCGGTGAAGCGTGATCCGACGAGCCGGGAGCGCGGCCCTGGACCTGTTCGGCTTCACTGTCGGTCGATGTGTCGGTAACGGCGCACTGCTGAACCACCTGGGTCAACGCCTTGTAGAAGTAGTCATCAGCCGCCTCCAGTACCTCGACAGCCTGGAAGGTGGTCATCACCGAGCCAAAAGCGAAACCGATGATCGCGGGAGGCGCCCAATGCCATAACAAGGCGGCGAGGTAGCGACTGAGGCGGAAAGAGACCGTCATACCATCACCCCACCAGCTCGAACGGTTCGTGAATCGGGACGTAGGGCGTGGGCCGGCCAGTGTCGAGCACAACGCTCCAGTACTTCGGGGGCCGGGCGGGTGGCGTGTGTTTCGCGCAGTTCGAACGTGGGGTCACTTGCCAGCGACCATCGACCAGCAGGTAGGACGCAGGGCGGCACTGGTCGCATGGTGTGGACTGGCAGCGAACGGGACTTGCCGTCGCGATCCTTGACCAGCAGACAGAGCACTCGCAGTTCGGGGCGTGAAGCAGGCGCAGGTACTTCGCAGGGATGCTCATCAGCAGGCACCCGCGCCAAGAGCTTTACCGCAGCGTCGTTTATCTCAGCATTCGAGACCCTATTACGTTCCAACCAAACGCGAGTGGGCATCACCGGACCAACGATACCCCCCGGAAAAACCTGACCACTGTAGTCACCGGCAGACGTAGCCAAAGCATCGAGCCGGAATTGCTCTTCGAAAGAAATCAATCCTGCGCAGCGCAGCGCAGAATTGAAGCCCCAGCAGCGCCCAAGACGGATGACACGCGCATCACGATCAGTACAGACCCGCAGAGCTTCAAGCAAACGCAGGAGCTCGCGGAAGACGTCGCCATTCAGCTGGCTATTCATCGGCGTAATCCTCTTGGCAGAACACTGACTTGCCCCGCTCGATGTCGCGACGGATGCGATGCAGGTTGATCACGCGGCGACGACCGATCTTCACGGTTGGGAGCGTGTTGGTTTCCACCCAGCCGCGCACCACGTCTTCGGTGATCTGCTCGACGCCCATCATTTCGGCCAGCACTAGCTGCGTGCAGAACGGTGCTTCTCGGAAGCTGACGATCCGTTCGGCTTGGCCTTCGATGGTTAACCCCACTACTCCAGACTGTTCCAT